TCTCTCTGTTCGCTTCTTCCATGACGCGCTTGACCAATTGCTCCATCTCGGACATGACATCATTTTGGCGTTGCTCGTACGCTTTCCACATTACTCGCGAACGACTGCCATAGCGTGCAGTTAGCGCACGCCCTAATGAGCCAGCCATGGACGTGTCAAACATGGTGCCAGTCGCGCCTTTCCATTGAATGGCGAACGTGCCGACATTGGTTTTGTTTCCGCTGTATTCCTTGATCGCTCGAGTATTGATCTTGGCAGCGATCTTTTGTTTCATGCCAGGTATCCACGGCAAGATCTGGAACCCAGACTTGGTTTGCCAGTTGCGCGCCATACCAGACAGCGGAACGCCAGTAGGCACAAGTTTGTTTGCATCGTCAATAACAGGCTGGACGATTTTCTTGTAGTCCTTGGTGATTTCTCGGCGCAGAGATTTGTCAATCTTGTTAAGGGTCTTTAAGGCATCCTTAAGCCCTACGACCTCAATCTTTGCCGATACTTCCGCCACGTTATTTCCTTTTTTTGTTTGCCTCGTTAAGCACTTTAATGACCGTTGCTACATCTCGAGCGTCAAACACAATGTCGCTAGGCCACCAACCGACCGCGACCAATATCTCTGCTAGTTGGCGGCGGTAGGTGCCGCGTCCGTAGGGTTTGGGTCTGTCTCGTCCAGTACCGGCAAAATGTCGATGTCAGGGTTTTTGCTAAGCCATTCACGCCAGTTGTCACCAACTTGTTCGCCTTTAATCTTCAAGATCGTGTGCATCCAACAGGCGTAATCCGAATACAACGGGTTTGCGGAGAGCTGTTGAATGTTGCGGCGCTCGAGGCGTTCCCATTCCGTAACCACAAACAAGTTTGTGTAGTAGTACTCGGGTGCGCTGTCGGGCGTGCGCTTTAACTGCAACTTGATCTTCATTGTTTCTCCTATGTCGGCTTGGAGCCGTTGATTACGGGTTAGTGGTATCCAATGTCAGCGCGCCACCCATGAATGTAATGTCATAGGTTGACAACTCGCCAAGGGATGCGTTGATAACTGGCAACGACTCAAGGTAGCAATCAGTCAAAATAAACCTTGGGTTGGTTGCTGAATCGGCAGCCGATGTTGGCTTAAGAGTTACAACCGTGCGCGTGCCGATTAATGGGAAAAGTGTCGCGTAAGTTTCTGTGGCGGCAAATGACGCGAACATCGTTAATGTGACTTCATTTGATGCGAGGCCCGCTACGAACGTCCTGGAATTAGTTCCAAAACTCGTATCTTCTAGAGCTTCCACCAAATAAGTCAAAGTTGCTGCGCTGCACATATCAGTCAGATCAACGCCGTTAATCGTGAGGACTGGGTTCGAGAGGTAAGTGCTACTGGCCATAAATGCTCCTTAGGTTATGTTCTGATAGTAGATGATTTGTGTTGCTTAGTTGTGGATTATGAGGTCTGGGCTTGGATAGCGCAATCAAGGTCATAGCACGGATACAACGCGCCACCAATCTCAAGGCTTGACGGACGGCCACCCATCACGATGATCTTTGAGCCAAGCACGGTTGCAGCGATGCTTAAAATCTGACGCAGTACCGGCAGACCTGCTGGGCCCGAACCGATCACTTTGACGGGGAACTCGAGGCGTACCACGTTGCCGTTGCCTGCGATAGTCGTAAAGTTTGGTGCATCCAAATACACGCAGTTAGGTACAAGTTTGGTCGGGTCGTTTACAACGCGCAGACCAGAGACCGCGGTCAGCGTTGCGGTGACATCATCAATTGCTTCGTTAAACAGGTCGGTGTACGACATCAAGCAACCGCTGGACGGGGTATGCCAAGCAGCTGCTTGACGATCGGGGTAAGGCTTTGCTGTGGTGCCGAACCCATGCCGTCAAACGTGGCGTACGTTGCCTCTATTGACCCTCTAGAGCGCCACAGAGCAGCGCAATACATCAAAGTGCCTAATGTTGCGTCACCACCAGGAGAGGTCGTTAGGGAGTCAATATAGCCTGATTCCTGACGCCTGCGATAACAGAACTGGTTGCCAGCCGACACCGATTGCGTAAGCAACGTGTAGTCGTCCGATGGGTTTGCAATTGTGATGCCCAAATAAGACATGACCTGACTTGCTGATACCCAAGTGCAAACAGGGTCATACGTAACTGTGCCGGTGGCTGCGGTGCGCTCAACATCGTCTGCGACCCGTGCATAAAGCACCTGATCGGCAATCGGCATCTGGTAGTCGTACAGCAGATCGCCTTCGGTATCAACGCCAATAAACAAATACTGTGGCAATGCGCGCACCGTGTAAGTGCCGTTAAATGTGGCGTCAACGCCTGCGACCGTGATTGACTGGCCGACTGCAATCTCGCTGGGGGTCAGGAGTTGCAGTACGGCAAAGTCATCAATCAGATATTTGTTAGTGACCGTATAGGTGGCCATGTTTGGGCCGTCCTATTCGATCAGTTAACGACGATGTATTTAACTTGATCGCTGTCTGCGATAAAGGTTGCTACGTATCCGTAGTACGAGAACGTGCGACCAAGTGTTGATGGTGCTTCAACTGACATTAGGCCACGTACTTGTTCGTAGAACTCAATTGCGCTTCCGCGAGCAACAAACAGGGTGCCGGCAGCGAAGTTGCGGTCTGCAACTAGGTTCAGGCCGAACGGGTTAAATGTGTTAGCAACGGTAATGTTTGCCGAGCCCATTCCGTTTACGCCCATCAATCCTGATGCTGCGGTGTACGGGAAAATTGGTCGCTTATCTCCGTCTAACTGGCTTCCCAATTTTTGCCATACGTCTGGGCTGACAAAAAGATGGTCAGGTAGGAAGTTGGTCGCATTGAGAATGTCGGTTGCTGCGTCGTACAACGCTGCAATCAATGTGGATGGGTCGTTGGCCGTTACGTTCCAAGTTGACCCTGATGCTGATGCTCCTGCTGCAATTGCGTCGGCTGCAATGTCATCGCTCTTTAACAGATACTGTCCTGCAAGGTCTCGCAAGATAATTTCCATCGCGGCGGGGCTTGTGAAATCGATGTCTTGTACTGACAACGTAACTTGACCTGCAAGCGTAGTTTTGGTGACGACGTTTGAGGCAATCACGGGGGTAGTTGCCGATACACCCGTCAATTCGGTTCCTTGTGATGCAACTGAAGTGTGAGTTGTCCACGTCGGGCGAATAAATGTTTTTTGGTTGCCACCGTCTGGCATTGCGCGAGCACCAACGGCTGCGACTACTGGACGGATGTAGTTGAGGTCATCAAATACTGGGCCAAGTACTGGTACTGGCAAAAGACCTGGCGTGTCCGTAGTGAGCACGTCACCTGCAGCTGCTTGAAGTGCTGACTGCTTTGAGATTGCAAACTCGCGCGCGGCTGCTGCAACGTTGCGGAATGTTTCTCCGCCGATGTGCATTGCTGCCATGTATTCACCTGCGGTTGGCAGATCAAACTTTCGTTTTGGTTGTGCGTAAATTGGTGCAGTAGGGGTTGTTGCCTCGACTGCTGTTTCGGTTACTTCTGACATTTCTGGGTTCTCCTCTACTGGGGTTACTTCTTCATTTAACACTACTTCTTCGGGCTCTTGGTGGATACTCGCTGCGACTTTGGTGATGTTTGCTGCATCGCCAAAAGCGCCGATCGGAACTAGGGACAATTCCATCCAGTCGGCTGACTCGATGATCATTGTTCCTTCTTCGTCATACGAGAACTTGGTTGGGTTTACGCCAACCGATACTTGGTCAATGGTGCCGTCTAAGGCCATAACCAACGCGTCATTGCCTAAGGTCGTTGCGCTGATCTTGGCAGTAAACAGCATCGCGTCATCGGTTGACACTCTTTCCAGCACGATGCCGACTGGCATATCGGCTTGGTGATACATGAACAGGCGTGGCGCCTTGCCTTCAACTGGCAATGAGCCAGGACGGAAGATCACAGCTGTACCGTCCGAAACTACTGCCGGCACGTTGTACGGAACAGCGGTTCCCGAAATGGTGCGGCGTGGGGCGTCACCCTTGGCGGCGTCAAGCGTAAAATCTCCTGCAATTAATTTAATCATCGTGCTAACTCCTCTTGTGTGTTTTCTCTTACGACTTCTTCACGGTCGTCCATTTGATCGGCCATAAAGTTTTCTTCTAGGTATTCATCTGCGTCAAACTCAACATAGGTTCCGCGCGGTAGGACGTTGTCCATTGACAGCGCGCCAGCGATTGCATCGGCATACAACTTGACACCGAACAGGTAAAGATCGGCGCGCGCTTGCTGGGATGACTGGTACGAATATGCGCCAGTTGCAACGCCTACCAAATACGGCGGAACATTTGCCAGACGTGACATTTCAAGCGCCTGATATTGCGATGCTTCAATTAACAGCATCTTGTCAGGCGTGCTGTTTGTTTCCGTGTATGTCAAATACTCGTTAAGCGCAGCGGTCTGGTTGGTTGCTCGAGCGGCGTTAAACGCGCTAGCCAAATCAGCCAATTCTTGCGCGCTCAACGGCTCGCCACCTGTCTGTTTAAGTACGCCAGCAGGGATGCTTGATGATGCGTTGCGGTTGCGCGCTGCTTCAAGTTTGAGCGCGGTTTCAATTGCGCCTGGTGCGGAATAAATCATGCCTTGCGCTGGAGACAAGAATTGCACAAGGTTTGCTGGGTCAAGCATGCCACCGTTAAAATAAACTTCTTTAGATGGTGCAAACCAGACTGGGCCAACCATATCGGTCGTTGAAATTGAGCCGGCAGGTAGTCGAGTAAACGTGGCAGGGTAGCCGTCAGCGGTGCGCGACGTGATGTACCAAAACGCTCTGCCAAACATCATGAGGTCATCAAGTGTCCAACTAAAGAGAAATTGTGCGGACACGGTTGGGTCTGGTCGGCGCATCCATGAACGTGGCGCAATGTAAATGCGTTCCATTTTTTCGCCGTTCCAAAACTCGTTGTATGAGCGCAATGGCATTGAGCCAATAACAGACGCCATTAAATCTCGAGCGCGGTTAATCGTTGGAACGCTGATCGCGCGGTTGCGCGCTTCGCCTTCTTGGTAACTGTAATACTGGCCGATCATGCTTACGCCTTGCGCGTTACTTGTGTAACCGCCAGCGACCGCAGCTGCCACGCTAGGCGCTGGGCTTATTGCTGCTTTTCGGGTTTTGTTAAAGATCGCCATGTTCCTACTTTGTCATATAAGTGGCAACCGCGCATGACTTATCCGATTCCGACAAAAGGCAAGGTGCGCGGTCGCCGCGTTTATCTTAGTTATTTACCGCGACAAGCATAGGCTTTCCGCTATTGACTGGACGGGCACACATGCCAATACCCCAGACCATTGTGCGCGCTAACTCGATAGGGCCAGGTGATCGTTTGCTTGATAGCACGATCGTGTTGTCGGTACGTACGGCAACGGCGCGCTGGACATGTTCGGCAAGCAGTTTTTCTCCCGTGTGCAGTAGCCGTGCTTCGGCAATCATGTTTTTGGCAAGCGGTGTAAACCGTCCTAGTTCGGCGTAACCGACTACGACTCGGCGGCGCTCAATGTTCGGTGGGCATGTGGCATCCACGGTCGGCGACAGGGCAAACCTGATCGTGGGATCTTTGGCAAGTTCCTGCACGTTCTCCCACAGCTCTGTAATTGACTCGGCGATAAAGGCCACGGTGACAAGCACCCGACCGTCAGACAGATTGACGCATCTGGTCGCGCTATATCGGGAATCGTCCAGCGAAGACTCAATCGCCACGACCCCACCGCTAGGTATGTCACCTGTGTATTCCAATGACGGCCAGCGCCCTGGCTCAATCCATCCGCGCACAACACTTACCCAAAGGTTTAGGGATGCGCGCAAGAATGACGCGCGATCAGGGTTGGTTGATTCTTGTCGGATGGTGTCCATGTCTAACGTGTAACCAAGTGCAGGATTACCCCACGCCCATGACGCTGGATGCAACGGGTCAAGGCTCGGATCAGGCGACCATTCCGCCATATACATCGTTGACGGCTCACCTTTGTCAATTGCTCGAATGCCAGCCTCACGCCAACGCTGAAACAACACCGATTCTTCCGTGCCGGCAGTACTAAAGAAACACGCCAACGGGTTTTTGCGTGCGCGCTGTGCCGGCAACAGACCGCCCTCAACCGAGTCGGGGTTGACGTCAAACAACTCGTCAACGATCACAAGATCAATGCTCATACCGTGACCTTGATTTGGCTTTAATGCTTTGACCCACCATTTGCTGCCGTCTGGCATCGTGGCCTGATAACGGCCGTAAGACTTGACGATCTTGGCCCCGTAATACTCCTCAAGGATTGGTGACAAATCATCAAACAACAAACACGCAAGATCAAGTCTGTGCGCGCCCGAAACAACAGTCTGCTTCCCACCCCTGATCTTGGGCATTTCCACAAGCCAAAACAAGATCAGCGCTTGAATGATTGTGGTCTTACCGTTCTGACGCGCAACCGACACAAGGCTCGAGCGATGCACAAACTTGTTATCGGCGTCAACCGCCAGCATCCCCTCAAGAGCATGTATTTGCCAAGGCATCAAATCAATCTGAAGTACCTGTTTTGCCATACCCCCCACAAGACCAGCTAGTGAACCGGCATGGTCTGGGATCATCGTTTCCAGTCTCGGCCGATCATGGCCAGTTGGCGCTGGTTCAGGCTGATCTTGGCTGGTGGCGACAAAATGATGGA